AAACTTGAGGCTGAAAACAATGCTGACATACTCAAGCGGACGCAAGATGCTATTTCTGCTGGCGATGCTGTCAGCCGCGATCCCAGCCGGGTGCGCGAAAATGACGGGTATCGTCGCGACTAATGCCGCAGTCTGTGATGTTTGGAAGCCAATTAGCTGGTCAAAGAAGGACACAGACCAGACTATTGTTGAAGTTAAGGTCAGCAATGCTCGGCGGCAGGGATGGTGCAAAAGCGGCAAATAAGTGATATTATACGCCGTTAGCGGAGAATTTCATGACCACCGGCCTGACCTACTCGACCTACAAGACCCAGATTGCGACAATGGCCGTCGTCGAGGAGACGAACGCCGAGTTCCTGATTATCCTGCCGCAGGCCATCACATACGCTGAAAACAGGATATACCGCGATCTGGACCTGCTGCAGACGTCCGCCTCGGTCACCGGATACCAGTTAGCAAGTGGAACACGCACGATAACTGTCCCCGCCGGCACTCTGGTGGTATCTGAGCAGATCAATGTTATTACCCCCGCCGGAACGTCTGACCCTGACGCTGGGGTACGAAACGCCTTGCTCCCGGCGACAAAAGAGTTTCTCGACAATGTTTACGGATCCTCCTCGGCCACGGGATTTCCGAAATATTTTGCGCCGTTCAACGACAACTTGTTCTACGTCGGCCCATTTGCCGATGACACCTATTATGTAGAGATCGTCGGCACGCAGCGCCCCGCGAGCCTGTCTGACTCCAATACGACGACATTCATCTCGGACTACTTGCCGGACCTCTTCATTATGGCCAGCATGGTCTATATTTCGGCATACCAGCGAAACTTTGGCCGACAGTCCGACGATCCTGCCATGGCGCAGAGCTATGAGGGTCAGTACCAGACCCTGCTGAAGGGGGCTCTGTCTGAGGAAGTCCGAAAGAAGTTTGAGGCATCTGCGTGGTCGTCTCAGTCCCCGTCGCCCCTTGCCACGCCGACGAGGTGATGAATGCCCCACTCATCGCTAAAGCTCATTCCCGGCGTCGATCAGAATAAGACGCCAGCCCTCAATGAGGCGGCCATATCGGAAAGCCAGCTTGTTCGTTTTGTTCCGGACCGTTCGCTCGGGGCAATCATCCAGAAGCTCGGGGGCTGGACAAAATATTTTCCGAACACGATTGGTTCGATCATCCGAAACCTTTGGGCGTGGGAAGATACAAATGCCAATTCGTATCTCGGCGTTGGCGCGGAAGGCATTGCTGCGGGGGGCGGGCAGGCCCTCAGTGTTATTGTCTCCGGGACTCAAAAGGACATCACGCCGCAGACAACGGTTGTCGACATCGCCGTCGCCTTTTCGACAGTCGCCGGCAGTAACGAAGTCACCATAACGGACACTGGCCGACAGGCTGACCCGTATGACGCCATTGACATCAAGACGCAGATTAGCGTCGGGGGGCTTGTTCTTTTTGGTCAGTATCAGGTCTACAACTCAGGCGCGTCGGCAAATCAGTATGAAATCTATGCCAAGGACGATCTTGGCGACCCACAATACGCCACGTCTACGGTAAGTGGCGGCGGAGCGACACCTGTATACGCTACAACAAGCGGCTCTAATATCGTCACCGTGACACTTGCTGATCATGGACTGGTTGCGGGGGAAAACTTCCCCGTGCTGATCGCGACACTTGTTGGCGGCATTACGCTTTACGGGAATTACATTGTCCGCGGAGTTACGAGTTCCTCGCAATTCACTATTGCTGGCAGTACGGAAGCCACGGCAACTGCGAGCGGGTCTGAAAACGGGGGAGACCTATACGCGATATTCTACAACGGAATTGGCCCTATCCCGGCTGGCACTGGGTTCGGCACTGGCCCGTATGGTGGGGGCGCGTATGGATCGGGTATTCCGCCAATTGCGGGAACCGGGACGCCTATAAATGCGACCGACTGGACCCTCGATAATTGGGGTGACACGCTGATCTCGTGTCCCAACAACGGCCCAATTTATCAGTGGAGCCCGCCGAGTGGCGACCCTGTGGCCCTAGTGATACCGAACGCTCCTCCGGTCAATGACGGTATGTTTGTCGCAATGCCGCAGCGTCAGATTATTGCGTGGGGCTCTACGTTCACAGGTATTAAGGATCCGCTCCTTATTCGCTGGTGCGACGTCGACAACTACAATTCATGGATTGCGCTTGTCACCAATCAGGCAGGATCCTACCGCATTCCAAAGGGTTCCCGCATCGTCCAATGTATTCAGGGGCCGCAGCAGGGGCTCATTTGGACAGACATTGGCGTCTGGGCCATGCAGTATTCTGGGCCACCATACGTCTATCAGTTTAACGAGATCGGCAATGGATGCGGCCTAATCGGCGCAAAGGCTGCAGGCTCTATGGGCGGCGCAGTCTATTGGATGGGGCCGAGTCAATTCTATCGCCTAGCTGGCGGCGGAGTTGAGCCGATCCGTTGTCCCGTCTGGGACGTCGTCTTTCAGGAACTGGACACAAACAATCTTGATAAAATACGCTTCGCCGCGAACAGTCGCTTTGGCGAGATCATGTGGTTCTTCCCAACCACAAGCAATGGTGGAGAAAATTACGGCTATCTCAAATATAACACGCTGATCGACCAGTGGGACTACGGATTCAATACGGATGACAATCCCTATGTTTCTCGCACCGCTTGGATCAACGAGAGCGTCCTCGGTCCGCCCATCGGTGCGGCACTTGATCAGTACATCTACCAACATGAGACTTCCCAGAACGCTGACACAAGCCCCATGGTATCGTCATTTCAGACCGGCTACTTCGCCGTCAATGACGCCGACGTGAAGATGTTCATTGATCAGGTCTGGCCTGACATGAAGTGGGGCTACTTTGGCGGCACGCAGGGCGCAAACGTCAACATTACATTCTACGGGGCAGACTACCCCGGCGACACGCCTATAGAGTATGGCCCCTACATCATGACCGCCGGGACAAAGTTTATCACGCCCCGTATCCGTGCTCGGTTGTTGTCTATCAAGCTGGAGAGCACAGACATTGACACTTTCTGGCGACTTGGAAATATTCGCTACCGCTCGCAGATTGATGGGAAATACTGATGGCCGCGTCACTTGACGACATTCTAACAACTCAAAAGAACGGCGTCGTTGCGATAAACAACATCGGCATCGCCGCTACGGGGTTGTGGAATTACTCTCGCGGCACTTCGTTAAGCTCCGGTGCCGCAACAACCGGATCGTTTGGGACTTTATATGCTGTCCCGTCCGGCAGGCAGACGGCCATTGTCGATATAGAAATTTGCAATACGTCTGGAGCGCCGGCGACATTTACAGTGTGTCTTGTGCCGTCGGGTGAAAGTGCTGGGGCCGCAAACGCCGTCTTTTACAATGCCCCGATACCCGGCAATACGACAGTTCAGTGGACGGGCCAACAGGTGTTATCCGCTGGCGGGAGCGTTCAGGCGCAAGCGTCAGCATCTACAGTAACCATCAAGGTTGGAGGGGGGCCGGGTCAATGACAATAACGGTTTATCCTCCGTATGGTTCATCTGTAAACAACGCCATCTACACGCAGTTTGGTGGCGGGACAGTAGACGCTTTTGGCCGCCTGCGGGTGTCTACTCCTTACACTGTATTTGATTCGCAATCTCGGTTTGAGGCTACGGCCTATTATAGTTACGTTACAGATACAGGTGGTACTACTGCCTATAATACCAATAAATCGTCTGTAAACTTGAACGTGACAACAACGTCTGGCTCCCATGTCTTAGCCCAAACAAAAAGGGTTTTCCCGTACCAGCCGGGTAAGAGCTTGTTAACAATGCAGACTTTTACCATGAACGCGGCAACTACAGACCTGACACAGAGGGTTGGATACTACAACGGCAATAACGGTGTTTATTTGGAGCAGGGCCCTAACGGCGTAACTTTTGTAGTCAGAACTTATACTGGTGGCTCGGTAGACGATACTCGCTATGTTGCTCAATCTAATTGGAACGGAGACAAGCTGGATGGAACCGGCCTCTCTGGCGTTACATTAGACCTTACAAAAACTCAGATTTTGTGGTTTGATTTTGAGTGGCTAGGGGTTGGTAATGTCCGTTGCGGGTTTGTTATCAATGGCGAATATGTGATCTGCCATACTTTTGAGAACGCCAATTTGCAGACTTCTGTATATATACAGACTGCAATTCTGCCGCTTCGGTACGAAATATTCACCACCGGCACAACCGCTGGCGCTGCTACGTTGCAGATGATTTGCTCTACGGTAATTTCTGAAGCTGGATACGAACAGACATCTCAGAGATACATAGCCCGTAGGGATGGAAATGGCATAACAATAGCCAATAGCACCGGCTTGAATTTTACGCCTGTCGTATCAATTCGTGTAAATTCAAGCTATTACGGCGCATTAATTATCCCAGAAGGGATACAATTTTATCCGACAAGCAACGGTTCAACCGGTTACGAAGTTGTTTTAATAAAGAACGCGACACTTACCGGTGCGACATGGGCAGGAACAGCTTTATCCGCTGGGCAAGTAGACGTAGATTTTGCTGCTACGGCGGTTACTGCTACCGCAAATAATATAGTTCAGAGTTCTTATGCGGCTGATGCTGCACAATCTACGTTCAGCACAGACGTACCAACAGGCTATAATTTTGCTCTCCAGCTAGGCTATAATGCTACCCTGACAGGAGAGGGGTTCGCTAGTAGTGATACCTATACCTTGGCAGCCCGTGGGTTAA